GTGCGGTTCAATTAAAAGCTGAACTTGAAAAAAAAGGTCTTGTCGTAGATCAAAAAGAAGATATACACTGGCAAACTCTTAGAGGCTTTGTTAAAGAACAAGTCGAAAAGGGAAATGCAATACCAAGTGATTTATTCGGTTTGTATGTAGCGAACAGGACAAAAATAAAAACTAACAACTAAAAACTAACAACTATGAACGTAAAAGCACAAGCACAAGCGGTAGTTAAAAAAACTGCTGCACCTGCTCCAATGGATTTATCTAATCTAGAAAAATTTGCTGGGGCTGGGGCGGAAAATATTACATCTAAAGATGTATCTCTTCCGTTTTTAAAGATCATCACAAATACATCTGCCTATGTAACACCAGGAGATGCTAAATTTGTTGATGCTGCAAGACCTGGAATGGTAATTAATACCGTTCTAAATAAAATGTATGATGGTAAAACTGGATTCTTAGCGATTCCATGTTTTTACAAATTTGAATATGTAGAGTGGGCAGAAAGAGGTTCTAAAGATTCTTTAGCACCGATTGCTTCTTATCCTGCTGATTCAGATATCATGACAAAAACTACAAAAGGTGATGATAGAAAAGATAGATTACCAAATGGTAATTATATTGAACCTACTCATTATCATTTTATATTAACTGTAGGAGAGGATGAGCAACCAGGAGAAACTGCTGTAATAGTTATGAAGTCTACACAGGCTAAAAAGTCTAAGAAGTGGAACTCCATGATGTTGTCTCAAAGAAGAAAAGGTGAGAAGGGTTTCTTCCAACCACCAACATGGTCTCAAATTTATACATTGAGAACTGTCCTAGAAAAAAATAATTTAGGAAGCTGGTACGGCTGGGAAGTTGATCACGTGAAAGATATACCTAATGCAAATCTTATGAAAGCTGCACAAAGTTTTTATGATACTTGCAGAAAAGGTATGGCTAAAGTTAACCTATCTCAAGACGAAACTACAGAAACAGAAAAATCTCCATTTTAGTTTATTATGAATTCAATAGAATTTTTTAGTAAACTATTTGAAGGTTTAGATTCTGCTTACGGAACCTACGAGCTCAATGGAGCTCGTAGGACCGATGGTAAAGCGGAAGGAAAAGCTTTTACAAAGAAGGGTAAAGTTACTTTAGACTTATTTCAAAAACATTTAAAAGGTGAATTAAGTTTAGGAATAGTACCAATTAAGAATGATAATAAATGCAAGTGGGGATGCATCGATGTAGATAAGTATAAAGAATTTAATACTGTTGATTTAATTAAAAAAATTAGAAATTTAAAACTACCATTGTTTCCATACAGATCTAAATCTGGTGGAGTTCATTTATTTTTACATATAGACGGTTATGTATCTGCATCTGACATGATTGACAAACTTGCTGAGATAGCAAGTGTGCTTGGTCTAGGAGACTGTGAGATATTTCCAAAGCAAAGAACAATTAATGTAGAGTTAGGAACGATAGGTAATTGGTTAAACTTACCATACTACAATTCTGAATTTACTACACGACATGCAATAAACGACACTGGCCACTCGATACCTATTGAAGAACTAGAGGCAGCAGTAAAACCTTTTTTAATTAAGCCAGAAGATTTTTATAATATTAAAATTGAAGTATCTAAAACAGGGGAAGATTTATTTAATGAATATCCTCCATGTGTTCAATCCTTTATGACAGTTAAGATGGAAAAGGAAAGTGGAAGGAATGATGCATTATTTAATGTGGGAGTTTGCTTAATTAAAAAATTAGGAAAAGACGGTGCATGGGAAGATGAATTACATTCTGCAAATAAAAAATGGGGAGATACAGCATTAGATTCAAAAGAAGTAAAAGGAACTGTTATTAACAGTTTAAATAAAGAAAAAGAATATAATTATAAATGTAGCACTCCTGCAGCTAAAAGATTTTGCAATAAAGAACTTTGTTTAAGACGTAAATTTGGAATTGGTAAAAACAATTATAGTTTTGATGTAGATAGTTTTCAAAAGATAAATACTAAACCACCTAAATATATTTTAACAATAGATAAGAAAGCAGTTAGATTATCCGGTCAACATTTAAATCAACAACAATTATTAAAGACAGAGTTGTTTGATCAAGCAGATATTGTTTGGAGAACAATGGAGAAAGAACATTTTCATATGTGGTTAAATCATCTTAAATCTATTCAAACAAATGTAGAAGGCTATGACTTCTCAGGAGATGAGAAGGATGAATTTAATTATTTATTCAGAGCATTCATAGATGATAACCAGCCAGCGGATCATATTACTCAAACACAAGCAGATTATATTTATGAAGAAGAAGGTAATTTATTCTTTAGATCAGAAGTATTTAAAAAGTTTTTAAAGAAAGAAGGACATAACCTTAAGGCATCAGAGGTTAAAGAATTGCTAATAGATAATGGTGCTGAATATATAAGAGGACACAAAGAATACAAAGCTAGACTTTGGAAAATAGTTAAACCTAAACATGAAGATGTAAAAGATAAAAATGTCAAATTCAACAAACAGTTACCGTCATTCGATCCAGATACGAAATAGAACTGTTAAAATATTTGGACCGCCTGGTACTGGTAAGACTACTACATTAATAAAATTAGTAGAGAAGTATTTAAAACTTGGTGTAGAGCCGTGGCAAATGGCTTATGTGTCTTTTACAAATAAAGCTGTAGACGAAGCTGTAAGCAGAGTAATTAAAAAATTTGTTAACAACGGTAAAAATATTTACAAACCACAAGACTTTAAAAATTTTAGAACTATACATAGTTTTTGTAAGAACCAATTAAGAGGAGTTACAGTATTGGATGCAAAGACTGATATGCTTGATTTTCATACAAGCTTCGGAACTATTAGTGCAAAGTTTACAGAAGAAGATGCAAACATAAAAGTATTTAATAATTGGTGTTTAAGGATTTATGATAAGGCAAGAAATATGATGGTAGATCCTGCTGATGTTTATAAAGCTGAAACAATTAAACGAGCAAGATATTCACAGTTTAAAGACATTGTAAGAAATTACGAAGAGTTTAAAAAGAATTATAAAATAGATTTCACTGATATGATTTCTAAATTTATAGATGAGGTAGAACCTCCTCACTTTAAAGTATTTATAGTAGATGAAGCTCAAGATCTAACTCCATTACAATGGAAGTTTGTAGATAAAATAGCTAACAATGCTGATAAAATTTATATTGCAGGAGATGATGACCAAGCAATCTATGAATGGAATGGAGCTAAAGTTAATTGTTTCTTAGATTTTCCTGGTAGGAATGTTATTTTAAAGCAGTCTCACAGATTGAATAAAGACATACATGAGTTCTCTAAATTACTACTTAGAATGGTTAAAAACAGGCAAGAAAAAGAGTTTACTTCTAATCCATTGCCTGGATTGATACGGGCATACAAACGATTTAATGAACTTCCTATTGAACAAATGGAAGGTTCTTGGCTTATTTTAGGAAGAATAGGATCTATTGTAAAAGAATTAAAAGAATATGCTAAAGATCTTGGTTTATATTTCCAAGATATGAAAGGGAATAAGTCTTTTAGTCTTAGTAAATGGAACGCAATATTATATTGGAATAGACTTAGACAAGGCAATAGCCTAATTAAAGAAGAAGTTGGCGTTTTATATGACTTTATAGTTGAAATTAAGCGTGGTTGGCGTGAAATTGATACAAAAGGTTGGAATTCTATACATCCTAATGAACCTTTGACACTGGCATTTTTGCAACAAAGGTGTGGCTTAGAAACAACAGGCGGAGAATGGCACGAAGTTTTAAATCGTAAGTTTACAATTAAGGACTATGAATACTTTAACATCTTGTTAAATAAAAATATTAATGTTGATCAAAAAGCGAATATCATTATAGATACGATTCACTCTGTAAAAGGAGGGGAGGCAGATCATGTGGCTGTTTATGAAAAATCAAATTGGCCTGCAAACTTTAATACTAAAAACAGTAAAGACAAAGAAGAAGAAATAAGAGTATGGTACACAGGAATAACAAGAGCAAAAAAATCTTTGCATTTGCTTTCAACAACTCACGAATACTACTTTCCTTTATGTAAATTTTACTCTATGTATATGAATCAACAAAATAAAATCAATGACAAATAAAACTTTTTTTAAACAGGTTGGTGGTAAGCATTATAAAACAATGAAGATACAGCCATCAGTATTTATAAATGAAAATAACATTCCATTCGCTGAAGGAAATGCAATTAAATATATTTGTAGACATAGATTAAAAGGTAAAAAAGAAGATGTTTTAAAAGCAATTCATTATTTAGAAATGATTTTAGAAAGAGATTATAAATGAGTACTCAATTAACTTTTACAACTACAGAGAGCGATTGGATTCCACCAGCGGAGTATCCAGATTTAACTAACAGATCAGTTATATCATTTGATTTAGAAACTAGAGATCCTAATATTAAAACTAAAGGACCAGGCTGGGCAACTAAAGACGGAGAGATTGTAGGTATTGCTGTAGCTGCAGACGGCTTTAAAGGTTATTTTCCAATTGGACATGAAGCAGGGGGAAATATGGATAGAGCCATGACTATGAAATGGTTTAAAAAAATTATGGAATCACCTGCAGATAAAATTTGTCACAATGCTTCTTACGATATTGGTTGGTGTAAAGCTGAAGCAATAAAAGTAAATGGAAGAGTAATTGATACTATGATTGCAGGAGCAGTCATTGATGAAAACAGGAGAGGTTATTCTTTGAATGCATTATCAGCAACTTACTTAAAAGAAATTAAATCTGAAGTTAAATTAAAAGAAAAAGCTGAAGAATGGGGATTAGATGCTAAAGCAGATTTATGGAAACTTCCATCCTCATTTGTTGGAGAGTATGCAGAACAAGATGCAGAGTTAACTTTAAAACTTTGGCGGCACTTTGAAGTTCTTATTAAAAAAGAAAATCTAAGTTCTATTTTTAAAATGGAAACAGAACTACTACCAATTTTAATTGAGATGCGTGAGCATGGAATTAGAGTGGACATAGAAAAAGCACAAAAATTAAAGAAAGATTTTGTTAATGAAGAAAAGAAAAAACTCAATGAAATCAAGAGGTTATCTGGAATTGATGTAGAATTATGGGCTGCAGCTTCCGTTGCTAAGGCATTTGATGCGTTAAGAATACCTTACGACAGAACAGAGAAGACACAAGCTCCTAGCTTTACTACAAACTGGTTGGTTAACTGCACTCATCCACTTGCTAAATTAATTAGAGAAGCGAGAGAGATGAGTAAATTTCATTCCACTTTTATTGATTCTATTTTTAGATTTGAACACAAAGGAAGAATACATGCAGAGATCAATCAATTAAAATCTGATTCTGGTGGTACAGCAACTGGAAGATTAAGTATGTCTAATCCAAACTTACAACAAGTTCCTGCTCGTAATAAAGAATTTGGAAAACAAATTAGAAGTTTATTCTTACCTGATGAAGGATGTCAGTGGGGTTCTTTTGACTATTCACAACAAGAACCAAGACTGGTTGTACACTATGCATCTTTGGTAGATTCTGGTTTTGAAGGTTCTTATGAATTAATTAAAGCTTATGAAAAAGGAGATGCAGACTTCCACCAAGTGGTTGCTGATATGGCGGGTATTCCTAGATCACAAGCGAAGACAATTAATCTTGGATTATTTTATGGAATGGGTGCAGCTAAACTTTCTAGAGAATTAGGTATTGATACTGAAAGTGCTAAATCATTGTTGGCTGCTTATAATAATAAAGTTCCATTTGTAAAACAATTAGCTAATCGTTGTATGGATGTAGCAGATAAAAAAGGTTGTGTAGTAACTATTCGTGGAAGACATTGTAATTTTAATATGTGGGAACCTAAAACTTTTGGTATACATACTGC